CGTGTACGTGCCTGCTCTGTATGCTGTCAAGACTGCGAACCCTGTAGTCCAGTCAGGAACGTAGCAGAGCGCCTTTCTTGGTTTCATCTGCCCGTTAGGATATTCTTCTGTGGCCGGAGGGTAAACGCCATAGGGATTACGCCTGTTAGAGCCTAAATAGCGAATTTGCCCGTAGCCGTTTGGTAATTTTGGATATTTCTTTCTTTTTCTTGGCATGAAATCATCTCCTTTTGAATTTTGGGTATAAAAATAACAGCTAACAAACAGAATGCATGTTCTGATTGTTAAACTGTCTCGAAGATGATACAATATAACTTGCAATATGGATGTACATCTTCGGGTGTATGTTGACCGTTCCTGTTTGCGCAGGGGCGGTTTTTTCTTTTTATATCGACAAACTTTATATTCAAATACTCATTATTGAATCGGCAACTCAAATGTTGCAGTGTGTTCTGTATAATTATTATCATATAAAGAGACTATCACTTTAATTTTGTCACTCGCGTTGGTTAAAGCAATGCACTCCTGCGCACCGATACATTTTGCTCCTACAGGAACCTGTTGAGGGTAAGTTGTTGAAGTTAATGGATAGGTTTCAGCAATCGCTCCGGCACTGTCTATAATTTGAAACGAATTAGTACTAATGTATAAGTCTTGAATGTCACTCTGATAACCAAGATTTTCATAATCGTAATTTAGATAAACGACTTGGGCGGGCGTTTTATCTGAATATTGATTACGTTCTTCTGTTTGAGTAACGGAAGTAAAAGTTAAAGCCCATAAACCATCAACAGTCCATGTTTCATTCAAACCATATACTTTGTTTTGCTCTTCTTGTTTGCTCTCAAGGTCAGAATCGGAGAAATCCGAAGCTTCTTCTTGCTGCACTTTTTTCTCTAATTCTGCTATTTGCGCTTTTAATTCCTTGTTTTCTCTTTTTAACGAGTCCATTTCGGAAGAATTATTACTACAAGCTGTCATGGATGTCGCCAGTATTCCAGCAATCATCATTGTTACAAATTTCTTTCTCATTTGCATTCCTCTCTTTCTCTTTAGCTCACATCTTTAGGGTAACCAACCCTTTATATATAACGCCGTAGCGGTTATATCAATTAAAATTTTTTAGTCTCAATTCTATCAAACTTTTTTCATATCCGAAAAGACGTGATAGCTGAGATGTTGTATATTCAAGATGTTCTTCTATATCTTCATCGCTTATAAGTAAATTCATAGCAAAAAGATTCGCTTCGTTTTCATATTTGTTTTTGACAAAGTGCGTTCTTGTATCCATGAATATTGCATTGCTATTCTTATGCAGGAATACATGCCCTAGTTCATGGGCGATAACGAATAGAATTATATGCTCAGGAAGTCTATCATCAACATAGATAATATGATTTCTCTGAAAGTAGTGATAGAAGCCACGAACACCTTCCAATGGATATCGTACTAAAATCATATCCATTTTCTCAACAATTTCGAGTGGATTTCTTGTGCCGTATTTTCGGACAATTTGATTCACTCGTTTTTTAATATCCATAAGTATCAATCCTTTTTATATTTTTTAGGTGTGTACTTTTCTTTGTTTTTCTGCTTAGCCATCTCCATTCCGATTTTCATGGCAGACAATATGGAATCAATCGCTTCCGGTGTAGCTGGGTCTCCGTCAAACATGAGACCGTCTTGTTTTAACAAATCTTCCATATCATTAAGCATTTCTGTGATTTCCTTTGTATCCCTCCTTGTTAAATTCGATGTTTCGTTTTCTTCATTTCCCACTATTAGGTCAGTAGACACGCCGAGAAATTCTGAAATTTGTTTGATTTTATCCATGCTAGGTTTGTTTTTGTTGAATTTTCCTATAGAGCTTCTTGGAAAACCGAGTTCTTTTTCTAACCTATTTATGGAGTACCCCTTTTCTGCGGCTATCTCTTTTACACGTTCGTATAATCCCATAGCACTTCCTCCAAATTTTGCGTAATTTGCTATTGACATACGTAATATATTGTGTATAATAGAATTATAAGTTACGTAATTTATTGCGTACATCTTGATATAGCAGATATTTAATTTAATTAGTTTGTGGTTATTCTGATTATATTATATTTTACGCAATTAGTCAAGAGAATAGCGAAAAATTTTACGTAACTAATAAGTGGAAAGGAGTGATTTAATGTCAATTTACGAAAACATTAAAAGTAAATGTTACGAAAAAGGATTATCTGTAATGTCTTTAGAAAATGAACTTGGATTTTCGCGTAGCAGCATTTGCAAATGGGATGTAAATACACCAGGAATTGATAAGGTAAAAAAGGTCGCAGACATACTCGGATGTACGGTAGATGATTTGCTCAAATCCAAAGAGGCTGATGAAGAACCTAACAAAGACTAGGAGGTGTAGAGGGCGTGGAAGAGAGAAAGGAGAGTGATGGTGACGTGGAAATTATTCTATGCGTTGGAATTTCGATAGTGACATCGACAGTGGTTACAAAAATTTTAGCCACCCACTATTTTAAAATAGTAGATGGCTATGTAAAAGATATATCGGAAAAGACAAAGAATTTTGTGGAGTCTATGAAATACAAACGATAGAAAACGCTTTGCCCAAATGAGTTAATTGAACCAAACCTTTGGAAAATACAGGATTTTCGAAGTTAAAGTCGTTATCAATTGCTTTTGCTTCCTCATACATGGATGTTTCTTTTAGTTTGCTATAAGCTTCTTCATTATTTATCCAAGCATCATATCGGATAGAAATCAATCCGGCTCGCTCTAAAGATGATAATGAAAGCGAGCAAAGGGGATAAGAGAGTTCCAAAGTTTGTGGTAGGAAAACGTTTGGATATAAAATATAACGACCGTTATCATTTCCGTGAATTCCGACATTGCATATAGGAAGTAATGGTTGTTTGGCAGAAAAAATATCTTTTAAAAGTAATGCATCGTTTTCATTTAATTGTTTCAGTATTTCGGGAAAGCATGGATGTACAAGAGATTCGGTATTTTGATTCATGGATCCACTAATTAGTTTTACAAACATTGTCCTAAGAGTTTCTGAAGAAACACAGTATTTAGAATTTTCCAATGCTTGTGCGGTTACTTGAAAAGATGGCTCAATCTTTTTAGCATCAGGTATTCTGCTAATAGCATCAGATAATTCATTACGATATTTTTCTAAATCAGTGGCATATTTCATTCGTCTTTTATCAGCAGCATGACTGATGTTCCCGAATACTAAGTACCACAAATCGCCGAGTGTTTGACCAACATTTTTGGTAGGGGAATCGGTAAGATTGGTAAGTGCATTATCGACTGATTCCGGCATATCAGGAAGATTAACTAATGCTATTTTGTTCGTGCTTTCATCTGACATAAAATCATTCCTTTCATCATTTGATGAGGAAATTATACCAAATAAATAATCGAGAGACAAGCATTGAGTATTTCTTAGAGTAGGAGGTGATGGAGATGGTATTGAACAATACGGGTTCCATTAAAAAGATGGATTCACTAGAAGAAGTAACGCAGCCAGTAGTTAAGTTTTTGTTAGAAAACTACAATCCTCACACATCAATCATTATTACAAGCGAGAGGATTGCAGTAGTTGAAGATGTTTTATCGATACCTCATACTAATTAATTCGTTGGTATCGATGGATTTTGTCTAGCCTAGACAGCTCAGATCTTTTGTACTTGGCATTGGCAGATGCCTGTATCTAAAGTATAGGAGATAGTAAAACAAAAAGCAATGAGGTGTAACAAAATGACATGCAACGATTGCAGAAAGAAAAAGAAGTACATAGAGAGTAGCAGAATGTATCTGTGTACTGAATTTAGTAGAAAGCGAGGTGATAAACGTGAGCGAAATCATACAAGGACCGGCAATTGCAAAAATAATGGGATGTAATGTCGGTACAGTTCATTACAATATGAAAAATGGTTTTTGGAAATTCGGTCGAGTTATCAAAACCGGACCGAAAAAGCACAGATATGAAGCTACGATAACAGAAACAGCGAAGTATGCTGAGATTAGTAGGGAAGAGGCGATAGCTCGACTGAAGGGAGGTGATACATAGTGAACTGGAACAGAAGAAAAGCACTCCCTGATTGGGAGAAGCGGAGAATCCGTAACAGACATGAGAAATATTTGCGTAAGGAAAAGAGATCAGCTTGCGTAATGGCTCTTTTGGTACTGGCGATAATTGTCGTCGGGATTGTAGGGCAGATAATTTTAATAGGAGGTGTGTAGCTATGGAAGAAATCAAGGTGATGCAGTTCGAACGCTCGGATGTGTTAAGACAGAGAAGATTGAAGAATCAGTTGGCAGTAAAAGAGTTTCGAGACGAGTTGTTGTTCCGCAGAATTATGACAGGCGGTGTGATAGTAACACTTACAATGCTCGGTTTTTTAGCTGGAGAAATTACAGCATCAATTT